ACATCTCCTGTATACAACACTTCAACTGGTGCAATATCTACAACTGATGTCAGCTACAACATAAAAGTACCGATTGAATTTGTTAGATCATCAGAGGAAACTGGATTTCAAGAAAATTTAGCAAGACTATATGTAACACCAGATTTGATAGGAGATAGTCAGCCTTTACTACAAGATGAAATAACTCTTACATTTTCTGGATCTACCAGATCAGCTAAAATTACAAATGTTCTTACTCAAAAAGGTGGTCAAGAATATTTATTTCGCATTGATGTTATTTTCTAATGACTTTAGTAAACGCACGAGCAGCATTTGAAACCGCAATAAAAACAGCCGTAACTGCTGCTGACAATACAGTTACAGTTATTTTTGATAATATGCCGTTTACCACTCCAGGGAAAAACAAAAAATATGTGATGGTAAGTTTAGATTTTGGTCAATCTACAACTCAGACACAGGGAGCAGCAGTAACTTACTATTCTGGATCTATAAGATGTGGAATTATGACACCACCTCATAAAGGAAGTGCTGTTGCGTCTGCCATAGCCGAATCAGTTATAACTGGCTTAACTTCAGTAAACGCACCAGGATATTCAGACACATTTTCTGTAAGTCCAAGAGTATTACAAATTGAAGGACCAACTTCCGTAAATGTTGAAGAAGATAGCCATTATTTATCTGTTGTAAGCTGTGACTTTACTGCCAATGCCTAAAGATTTTAAAAAGCATTTTACTAAAGATTTAGGAAAGGCAATAGTTAAAGGAAAAAAAGAAGTTGCAAAGACAGTAGCACGTTCTTTGATTGAAAGAGGTCCGTGGTGGACAGGAACATTTGGAGAAAATTGGGTAGTATCGAAAAGTCCTGTACAGGCAACTAAAAAAAGAAAACCAGATTTTCCACATTATTTAATACCCGACCCAACAGCCAGGCAAATAAAAAATCCTAGAGTTCCGAATGTAACTTTAAATGAAGATTTATTCATTGGAAACAGAGCTAAATATGCTGGTTTTGCTATTAACGCTCCAGGGCAAACAAGACCTAATTTAAAAGGAGAACCTGTTACTTATGAGGAGCACGGTAGAGATTTTAATTTAACATCTACGGGAGGACCGAATTGGTACAACATCTACACAAAAGGTGGTCTTATTAACAAAGATATAGAATTAGCATTTAAAAAGGTTGGCTTTAAGTAATAAAGTAGTAGTATAGTAAATGAATATACTAATTTATTTTGTATGCCTACAGATAGAGCAATCGACACGTTAAGAAAAGCATTTAGCGTAGATAGTAAAAGCAATTACCAAATTTACAAAGATGGACAACCTATTTTAAAAGTTTTTTGGACACCTTTAACTATTGCAGATAGAGATTCTATAAATGCTACTCTAGTAAGATCTAATAAAGGACAGGAAGAGGGTAGCTTAGATTTTGCTTTACAAGTAGTAATTAACAAAGCCGAAGATGAAAACGGACAAAAATTATTTGTTGAAGCAGATAAAGCAAGTTTAAGAAGAGAAATACCTTTAGCTGTTCTTTTGGATTTAATGACAAAAATGCAAGAGTTGGGCGAGGAGGTTAGCTCTGATGCCGTAAAAAGCACAACTTGATAAAGATAACTATTTGTATATGCAATTTTTTATTGCAGAAAACTTAGGCATGACAGTTTTATACTTAAGAAACAATATGAGTTTAGAAGAGATGCTTGGCTGGAACGCTTACTTTGCGATAAAAAATGAAAGAGAAGAAAAAGCCTATGAAGATGCTAAAAAGAAAGCTCAATATCGTAAGGTACGCTAAACTAAATGTAATGTTTTATCGAGATTAGTGGCATCTAATTACG